TGGTGAACGACCATTCCAGCGTCTTCTTCTCGTCGTCGGTGAGATCCGCAAACAGATCCTTTTCATCCAGAACGATCGTGTTGTGTGTGAGAGACCGCACCAGGAACTTACGACCATCTTGGTAAGGGTTGATCGTATTGCCCACCAGATCGAAGCACACATAGTTTCCCACAAACAGTCCACGAGTCGTCTTGGTGTGAACAGTATTCCCCTCGAACTTCAAGACCTTGTCCCGCAGGAACGTGGATGCGACGTTGTCGAGTTTGTAGGAGTCCAAGATATGTTCACGCCGCATCGACAGCAGGAGATCGATCGTGAGACGGCCGGGCGTCTTCAGATACTCGACCTCATACTTTCCTGAGGCCAGATCAAACGTCTTCTTTTGGAGAATATCTCCCCAGATCTGACCCCTGGCAAGATTGAGCTTCATGCCGCAGATCTTGGCACGAGTGGCTAGGAACTTGTCGTCGAAGCCGTAGGTGTTGTATCCACAAATGATATCGGGGTTCTCCTCCTGGACATACTCCATGAACCCCTCAATCATATCCGCCTCTGTCCGATACCCCCTGAACTCCACCGAAGGATCCTCCGACTTGTCCACCGACGGCCACACAAACACCTTGCGAGCGATGGATTTGGTCATACCGTTAGACCATCGAGTCGTAATCCCAATCTGGATGACCGGATCCTTTTCGGGGACTGGAAAGTTTCCGCTCTCGGACATGCACTCAATATCGTAGGCCGACACCTTCAAGGGAGTGTCTGCGCTCGGCTTACTGCGGATGTTTACGAGATCTACATACCATGACTTCTCCAGTCCCTTGATTTTCTGGCCAGGGATGAATGTCACGGGAGAAGCAGGGAGGATCTCGTGGTCGTGGTAGAAGCGGAGAAGCGGAGGGAGGTTGGATTCGTAGACGGTGTAGATAAATGTATACTTTGAGTCCTTACACTCGCAAGTGTCTTTTGGTTTCCCACACTCATTGCATTCGCATGCGTCCTTGGCATACTTGGTCACTGCCTTGAAATCCTTCATAGAATTGACCTCCACCTTCTGGACATTGGTCGTCTTGAATTCGTTGAACCCCGCAAACACATCATACTTGTCCATCGTGGTCACCTTGATATTTGTAATTCCGTGACTCTCGCTTGCGAAATCATAGTCTCCACCCACATAGAAATACGGCTTGTATCCCCGAACTCGGATCATTGCCGCCTCGCCTTCATCCGTTCGGCCGTAGATATCAATGACATACTTCCCGAATTCGTCGTGGTCGATCCAATCGCAAGGACAAAGGACAGACATCTTGTAATCTTAATGCTCAGAGAAGGAACCACGTAAAGTTTATTCGTTTTAGATAATAAGCAAAGCATGACGTCCCAGGAACCACAGACCAACAACCCCCAGCAATGGTTCTATGCTCCGACTCGTCAGAGGAACGATACGGTGCAGCAGGATTACAACGCCCGTGACAACAAGAGCCAGCAAGATTACTACCTCACCACTGCCCGCCCTGCCGACTCTTGCCAGAACTTTGACCCCGTTGCCGACTTTGCATCTTCGTTCGTGACGATGAATTACACGGGCAACTTTGGCAATACGGCGGGTGGCGGGTGCGACGTGGATCTCTATTCCCGTCTAGCGCTGGGAGATCCCGGGACGCAGCGTCTCAAGGGACACCAGCAGACGTTCGCTCGCCCTTGGGCTACGACTCCAAATATGGGTGGCGGCCCCTCGGCTGCGAACAAGGATGTTGAGAGCCGCCTAATCCAGAGCGCCCAGATACGAACCCGCAAGGAATGTTCCACCGTCTCCGACAAGTTCTTCCCTCAGCAGTTTGACCCGCTTCTCCAGAGTGTTCGTGATGACATGAAGGAGGCGAGCGGGTTTGTTCAGACTTGGTCTCGTGGCGGCGATCCCACGCGTCTCATTCGTAATAAAGCTGTCTCGGAGTAATCTAATAAATAAATGAGAGTTGTGTTCTTCGCACAACATATTCCAGACCCCTGTGGGGCGTTTTTTCACGACATTGTATTTGCCAAAGAGCTACAACGTCGTGGTCATACCGTAAATTTTGTCGTTGCATACAGCCACCGAGGAGCCGAAAGGCAGGGAGTATACCGTGGTATTCAGTGGAAGCATTATAGCATCTCAGAGCGTGAATTGAGCGGTGCCAATATTTGGTGCTCTCCCCATTTCCCGTTTCTAAACATCGTCAGGAAACTCAACGAGCGGTTCCAGAAACCTATTCTTATCACCATGCATTTTGGCGAGGATAAGGACAGCATTATGAACGAATATCCCCGTCTTGGAAAATGGGCCGAACTACTGTGGATTGTTTCAGACCATATTACGAACTATATTATGACTACGGTAAAGCTTTGCTCGTCCATCAAATTGTGTGAGAGCGTCCGCCCACTCATGATTGAGACCGAAGTGAAGTTTCAGGAACGCGGAACCCTCCCCCCAGGAGACTGTATCACCCTCGTAAACGCCAATCTTCTGAAAGGTCTTCCACTTTTCTGTGAGCTTGCTCTTCGGTTTCCTGAGAAGAAGTTCTTGGGTGTCCGACCCTACTACAATCGGATCAACGTCCCCGAGCACATTCCAAACATCGAATGGATCAATGTGCAAGATGATATACGCACAGTTCTTCAGAGGACTCGTGTTATGCTGGTCCCGTCGCAGTATGAGAGCTGGGGGCGTGTTGCGTTTGAAGCCATGTACAACGGCATTCCAGTTGTTCACACGAAACCGTATGATCGGAATGATTCGAGGGCTCGTAAATCTGGATCCTCAGAGGGAATGCAGGAGTGGATCCAGGGAACCCAGCAGGCGTGTGCATACGATAAGTTTGACGAATGGGTTGCGGCTATTCAAGCACTTGATAACCCCGCCACATATACTGAGTATTCAAAGAAAGCCTATGACCGGACATATGAGATGGATATATTCAACGATTTCACAAAGGTTGAGAAGAAACTAGTCGATTATGCGAACATGTATCCCGCCCCAGTCACAACTACGGCAGCGGCTGCTCCTCTGGTAACGCAGCCAAGTTTGCAGCTCCGGGCGCCTGTGGGTAATGTGATGCCTTTCCGCGGAGGTCGTTTCTCGTTGAGGCGCTAAGCATATCCGCCATAATACGTCCCTGGGTAATCCTCTCTTTCGTCTCAGCGTCATGGCCGTCGTTCACGACCGGGGTCGGGGGAATATGCTTCGTTCCCGAGATGGTAGGAGCAACAGCCAGTTCCACGAGCGCAGAGATCACATCTCCCTTCTCTTTGATAAGCATTGCCTCAGCAGCCTCCCGAGTCGCTCCAGAATAGTCCATAACCGTCTTAACCTTCTCTGGGGTAGTCATATTTTATGTATACTACATAAAGCACGAAAATGAAATTCATCGAGAACCTCTGCCCCCCGGCTCTCCTGTATGCTCTCTTCCTGGCCATCCAGCTTGGGTTTGATGTGGCTGATTTTGCGTGGATTACGGCCGGCACCAAGGTCCTGTTTGGCGGCGCCACCGTCTTTATCCTCGACCTCCTCTGCCGCCTCGATCTTGGAATCGTTGCGTGGTTCATCATGGCCGGTCCGTTCATCATTACTGCCCTCGCAACATCCGTTGCGATGGGACTCCAGATCGACCGTATGACCTTCACGCAGTCGTTCTAATTTACACAATGGCATACTAAGTTATCAAATGCAGAGTGTAGTAGAGCGGGTAGGAACCTATATTATCTACGGCCTTGTAGGAGTCTATGCGGCGGTAGAGCGGTGCTGTGCACGTCGGGCGCCGGTGTATCAGACGATGACATGGCAGGCGACAAACCTAGATACTGGAGTTTCGGAGTACGCCGACGAGTATCATGAACTTCGCCGTGTGGGCGCAGATGTTATCCTACACCATATTCGGAAGACCCATGGACTGCATCAGAGCCATAAGACGGTGATTCAGTGGACCAACGAGGCGGGTCAGGGATACTTGCTTCCCGATGTCTTTGAGTCTGTAACGGCACCTTGGTTCTTTGTTGGCTACATCGGCGACGATGGCAAGGCGCTAGACTGCACGGACAGGGTAGACCACCTTGTGGTTGAGGGAAACCGTGTGACCATCCCGATCCTTCGTTTGGTGGTAGACTGTCCAGCAGAGAAGTGGGTGTATATCAACCCCAAGACGTTTGACCAGCTGGAATTTCCGTCCGAGGGTATTCTAATTGGCGATGTCGTTCCGGCACCCCCAGCCGTCTCCTCTACGAAAGATGATTGATCACGACCATGCGGCCGTCGTGTGGAAATACATTGATCTCGACAAGAAAGTGAACCCTGCTCCGTTCATAGAACACATGTCTCTATATTCCAACCTGTTTATTCAGCCGGTAGGGCATGTCCTCTTCTGGGGATGCTACTTCTTCTTCCCAGTTCTATTTGAGTATCTCGGCGGGACGGTCGACATGTCCACCTTCTCTATCCTTTTTTACGCAGCATCGTCTCTCCAAGTTCTCTGGAGCGCATTCTCGTGCTGGAGCGAGGTGGTAGAACACTACCATCTCGGCACAACCCTCTACACGTGGAAAATCCTGACTCACGGTCTTGGTCTTCCACTCATCAAAATTAATTCAGCCGATCGCAACCATCAGTATTTCAAGTATGCGGCAGCCATCTCACTGCTTCAGAACCTCGGTTAGATTGCCACCGAACATTCCCTGGAAACTCTTGACGAGTTCTGCTCCCTGCTGGACCTGAGGTCCCAGGGAAGAGAGCGTCTCCACAAGCTGTTTCTGAGTATCCATGAGTTCCTTCGTATCGTCACGCATCTGCAAAACCTGTTCGGGGTTCAGTTTCTGGAATGCGTGTAGAACCGTGGTTCCCGCATCCAGGTGAGAGTCCTCGATCTTCGCCGATTTGGAATCGCTGTGAGGTTCCGGATCCTTCTTTTCCTGCTTCTCCTTGTCCTTCTTTTCACTCTTCTTCTCGTCGCTCTCCGTAGGGTTCTCGTAGTTCTCCTTGAGAGCCTGGCCCGAAATTAGGACTACACCCGCAATCGTGGCAATTCCAAGCGTTACGGCAGCCGTCAGGGGCATGCGGACGCCGTATCCCACTACGGCGGTAATCAGCACAAGCCAGACAGCGAGGTATCCTAGCTGGCGCTGGACAAGGAATACGATGGTCACCAGCAAAAGTAGAGAAGCGACAGCAGTATCCACGTTTGCCTTCATTGATTCTAGGGTAGAATTTAAACAACCGTTACCGGGCTTCCAACCGCAACGGTATCGGCCGTTCCGGCAATGCCCGAGCCGTTAAATGTATATCCCGCCCGAGGCTGCTGGAGAGCAAGAGTGCCTCCCCGGTGACGACGACGACGACCCGCCGTCTTTCCCTTTCCACGGCGGCGACGACCACCCGTCATATTGTTTCCGCCACGACCCTGGAGATTGGCGCCGCAATCGCTTCCCGCCTGATTATTCCAGAGTGCGCTTCCAGCATTCGGGCGGCCAGGATCGGACAGAATCGATCCGCCGAATCCGTATCCGCCTCCACGCTTGACCGAACGACTACGACGGCGACCAGCCTTTTTCGTATGTTTACGACCATGAGCCATTTGTATTGGACAGAGACTAGATTCTAGATTCTCGGTGTCCATGTCCCGTCTTCATTCTGGACGCACTCCAGTGTGAACACGGATCCTAGACTGCGAAGATGTTTGGATAGTGCCAATGTCTGTACACGCAAATATCCTACGTCCGCAACTTTATACACGTCAGGAATATCCGTAGAAACGATCTCATACTTGTCGTGGTTTTGTATCTCTGGCTTGGTTTCCATGAAGATCCCCTTTTCGCCATGAGCATCCGTATAATGCTCGTATCCACGAATATCGGTCGCATTGTCTCGGTGCTCTACCTTGCGGGTCTCAAACGCAGGGCACGGAGTATACGCCGCCATCGCCAACTTCAAGAACTCGTTCCTCTGTGCGAACGACTTTGTCTTGAACATAGGGGTTCCATTCCACATCCACATATCTGCGATATACATATGTGTGGAGGTGTATTCGACTCGCAAGATTGTATCTTCAAAACACCGTTCATCCCAAACCATCCTAAAAATCTGAGGAGTCGCATCGGGTTTCCGGGGGACCCAGTAGGCTACCGGTGTTGACGATTCGTCACGGGTAAGACACAGCCATCCTGGCATTCCGCTTGTCTGTGGAGATTTGCAGGTGAATGCCCCAATTGGTCCTTGACCTTGACGGGTCATGCGAAGACCCGAATCCCATCCGTAGAGTGTTTTGAGTCTATTCATTGTATATTCATACCTGGCCTGTCAAAATCACTTGGCTGGGGCGCCGCCCGATGCTCCCGACCACCCGACCTTGTCCATTTCACGGGTATCGATTGGAGGAGGGAGTTCAGGCATTGGCTGGGCGGCAGGGGGAGGCATTCCAATAAAGGTGGGGACTGTAGCAGTCTGGCTCTGGCTTTGAGGCGGCTCTACCCTTGGAGGAAGGACAACAATCTGAGGCTGGGGCTGGGGAGGCGGCGGCGGAACTTGAAGCTCAGGAATGAGGGCGGGGAGAGGGGTGCGGTCGACATACACGATCTTCGGCTTGGGCGCCTGGATCGTCCTGGAAATCCAGAATACTCCAATATGAAGAACTACAATGACCATGATCGTTGCAAAGGCAAGGTAGACAATATCCGAGATTTCCATGTTATTTTATGGAAAGTTTTGTAAGACCTAAAATTAAACACAGCATGTCTGACCCTGTGCCCGTTCCAGCACCTGCACCTGAACCCGTTGCTACTGCCATTGATGTAGTGAAGACTGCCGTCGTCGACTTTGCCAACAAGTCTGAGCTCGTGAAGTTTGTCATTCAGAAGATCGCCGAGGTAGAGATCCTCGCCGATCGTTCCGATGAGGATAAGGCCAAGTTCATTGTAGAGGAAGTCAAGAAGGCCATTCGTGAATCTCCCCTGTCCGATGAGCAGAAGACTCAGCTTGTTACATGGTGCGATGTTGCGCTTCCCTACGTCATTGAGGCCGTCAAGATCGTGAAGGCCGAGGTCGGGAAGGTTGCGAACGTGGCCCTGGCCGAGGTGAAGAAGTGCTGTCCTTCGTGGTTTTCGAAGAAGGCTGCTGCCCCGCCGGCGTAAACAGATCATCGTTCTCCGTGAACGATCCGTCCTGCCATACCGATACCTTGACTGTTTCAGAATAGTCGATCCTGTCCAGAACATTGGGATACGGATGCGTTTCAATGTTTACCAGTCCGTCCTTCTGCGGCTGGAATGTTCGGCACGTCTTTTCGTGTGGATTCAGACACTGGAGTCCACACCAAAGGAACGTCGTTTTATAAGTTTTCTGAGGAACGGGGCGGGATTCCCATACCTTGGAGAGAGTATACATTGTATTCCTATTCACGATAGGTCTAAATATACATCAGGCCCATCGTGACGGCAAAGAAGACGGCGGCGTGGACAAGCAGACCAATCCCAGTCGGGACACCGTTCTCGAAGACCCGGGGACCGCTTATCGAGCGAGACAGACCGTCCACGACCCGGAACGTGATCGGATTGGCCAGGATGTAGAACAGGAGTCCCTGGAACGCCGAGATCTGGAGTTTCTGCATATCGGTAGGGGCAGGCATCGTATATGTGTATTATTCTCTAGCTTGGAAAGTATTGCGAGTGGCTTGTATTGTTTCTAGGAGCTGTGGAATCTTGTGGAGCACTGCCGAGATTTCCAGCTCGTTGCGTTTGGCAGGTTCACGTGCATCCAGGGTTTCGGTGACAAACACAACTGCCGTCAGAAGAAGGGGCTGGCGGGGCTTAGACAGTTTGGGTTCCCATCGTAGGCAGTAGAGTTTATACAGGGATTCAATATACGTATTGGAATGAGCATTCAAGACATCCCAGAACATCCAGACCAGCGCCTTAGAAAATTTAGAATTCACGTAAGGATTGCGGCGTTCCGCACAGAGAAGAGGCTGTTTCGTCCGTTTCTTCTGTTCACGGGCATACGCCAGTATCCATGACATCCAATATAGGGCACGCAGGGTATCACGGGTCTGAATAGAAAAACAGAACTCGTTGAAGGGAATCTTCAGTTCGTAAGGGTCATCAGACTTGACGAATGGCAAGCATGCAGCCTGTGATGTTGCCCGTAGATTTTCACGCACAGTTTCCGGCTGGAAATCGTGAAGGGGTTTGATCGTCGGAAGTGCAATCGGTTTCTGTTTACGGGCAATTGCCAACGCTACAGCCGTTTCGCATACCAGTGCCCTAGCCTCTTCATGATTGCGAATATCTGTCATCGTATGAATGCTGAACCGTTCTTCAATAGAGGCAAATCGTTCATACTGTGATGTGAGATAGGTGAACATATTGGGACAGCGGTGGACGTAGAGAGATCCGGCCTCGAATAGGGTATTCCACAACGAATGAACAAGACCGGAACACAGGAGTTCCAGTGTCCAGTAACACGCATAATCGGCATGACCCAATTGAATGCTCTGGAGGAGGGATTTATGGGCAAGAGTGCGTGCGTGTCCGGAAAATGTGAACGTTTGGAAATCTGCGACTGTTCGGGTATCTGTGATCCTACTCATTGTTGATGGGCTGACAGTTTAGAACGTGTAATATACCGAGTTCGCACCCGAGTAAATGAGAGTCAAGCCGTTTCCTGCTTGGAGATACATGGATGTTGGACCCCCAACAGTATTCAGGGTTCCCCCCGTGAAATTGAGGGTATAATTGACAGGCGAGTTATTTTTGATAACCCAGTAACTTCCCCTTGTAGGTTCGACACTAGCACCCTGCGCCCAAGAGATACTACCCGTTCCTGCCGTGAATGTGTAAACATAATTGCCGGTAACAATCGTCGGACTCGGACTTGTAAGGCCCGGTCCGATTGTAAGTGCGGGATATGCAGAATCATACGAAATGATAACAACACCGGAACCACCTTGTCCACCTGCTGCCTGTTGTGGCGTGCCGACGTTAATAATATAAGAACCGCCGCCACCGCCGCCTCCAGTATTTGCTTGTCCTGGAGATCCAGGGGAAGTACCTACGCTACCAGCCCCACCGCCACCAAGACCTCCTGCTGCGCCGGTGGCGGGGTTTCCGCCTGCGCCGCCGCCTCCACCGGCATATCGTATA